TAGAACTATCATTTATCCATGTTTTGATAAGCATGTTATGATTGGATAATGAATCATAGACGGAATTACTCAATGTATCAACATCGTGTTTAGTGGCTATATCTGTCAACGTATCCGACCAATGGACCACATCAGCACTATCTTGAATATACGAATTTAAAATTATCCAATGCACGTTTAAACTGTCTTTGATAATCTGATTTACATAACACGTATCAATTTTAATAGTATCAGCCAACGCTTTCCATCCGTCATTCATTATACACCCACAACAATAGGTTACAAATAGACTATCTGCCTCACTCGGGAGTGTTCCCCAAATAACATCTCCATTCGCATTTGAATATGCTATATTTCCATTATTTGCCCCATCAGGAATACGTAATATATTATTCACAATAACAGTATCTTTTACATATACTTTTTTTGTTCCTGTCCTCGACTTCAACGTATCTAATGAAACCCGTTTATATACCGCATTATTCTGCGAATAAGAAACAACGCAAAATAGTATTAAAATTATAAATAGCCCTAACTTTTTCATAATGTAAAAATATTATATTTTTCTTTCATTTTAATATATTAAATCATATACATATTAGCAATTCGTCTTTTGCAAGTCTTGAACTTGCTCCGTTAACTTGCCTTTTATTATTACTCCTTTTGTTGTTTTTGTATAACTAAAATCAAACGCTTCCCCCTTATAAACTTTTATCTGCTTTAATTTGTCATCATAATTAAAAATATTATAATCATTTAAATAAACTGTGTTCCCAAAAAAATGATAATACTTAATTTTATCGGCTATGCACTTCGGCAATGGATGTGTTTCTAAATCATAAATATCATACTGATTTACTTTTCTTTGAACAACAACTCTTTTTTCTTTGTTGTAAGTAGAATAAATATCATTCGTAATCTCATATTTTTCCTCTGCACTTCCAAACCATCCTCGTACCCTTAACATATCAGGAAAATTCAATCCTTTATAATTTATATTATCTCTCATCATATATCCATCCATATAAGAATCAATACGTATCGTTCCTAATGCCCTTGCTGTTGAATAAGTACGCAAGTTAAATAGGTTAGAATAAAAAGTTGTAGTCGTGCCGAAAGCAACATAATCAAATTTAATCCGATAGCTACCCTCTCCATGTAACGCTAAAACCTTACTCCATTCAACTACATATCCTGTCAGTAACGACTGGTCAGTATAATGCACGATACTTCCTTTCGCATAATAAGTGCCATAGGTACTCGAATTCAGCGTGGCAATAGTTATATTATTCTTTTGTAAATACATTGTTAGCGTACAACTTGAAGCACCTACATTGTACATAAAACTATTAATATCATTCTGATATATAATTGCCGAAGTATCTGCAAGTACTAACTGATTGATACAACAAAGATTTAAATCATTCGTTACATCAGTAGGTGGAATAATAGGGATATATGTATTCAAATCCCATTTTGAACACATCCCTTTTAATTCGTGCAATATGCCTGTATTATCTACGTCTATCATATCTTATACTATTAAGGCAGCGTACTCAATATATGCTGTCGCCAATGGAACAATAGTAAATCCGTTTTGTGTCCTTGCTGTTATCTCGTAGCCAATAGCCTCGCTATGTAATTCTGAATCTACGCAAGTAATTAATAATTCATAATCTTTCCCATTTACGTCCGTACCCAATGCACTCGCAAAAGTTACAACCCAACCGGCTGTCGTTACTGTCTGACTACCTAATGATCCATTTACCAAACCTAATGAAACTAATAACGTAGAAACTTTTATATATTTTGTTTCAATAGGCGAAGCCGTCTTATCTACTATCGGAATAAGGTCTGTTAATTCTACCGTTAACTTTTCCGTTACTTGTGAAATCTTTTTATCTGCCATATTATTTTTATTTTAATATTAATAAATTATTCTGTCTCCATTTTCTTGTAATAGGTTATCTCCGCTTTCTTGTAATAAATAACTTGTCACCCCTACGAAATCCCCACATTCAACTCCATCGACACCATTAGCTAATGTTACTCTTACGGCAAACATCAATGGATATGTAATCGGATGCATAAATGATTCTGTTCGTAATATTATTACATCTCCATTCGCTGATGAACCTTCCCCTAAGGGTGCATATATTGTTAAATCCCACTTGCCTGTACTCATATTTTTAACAGGATTAGAAATCCAATATCCTGTCCTTGTATATAAGTCGTCTCGCATTACAAAGAATCCTGCGGAACTAGGAATTACTTGATGTTCTATAACCGCACTTCCGTTCTTATATAACGAATAAAACATTGAAGCGTTTATTGATGCCATTTCTGCAACACTAATACTGAAATCAGAATATGCTTTTACTTCATCTAAATCTTCACAAGTCGAGCCTATTCTACCCCATATCGTTACGTTTCCGTTAATCTTAGTATAATCTACCAATCCTTCTATTTTTACATGATTAGCATCTATTACTCTAAGTTTACATTTCGTTTGTCCTGATATAGGTTTTAACCAATTACTCGAAGCAGGTAGTTCCTCCGTAGATAGTTGCCATTGCGTATATACGCCATCTGCTTGGTAACCTCCTATATAGATTATTCCGTAAATTTTAGCTGTATCATTGAATCCTCCCGAAGCTGTGAATGTTATAACTACCTTTGTATCTGCTGTTGTCATTACTACTGCACTTGCACCTGTACCTAAACTCGTTGCTCCATTAAACGTTTCTAATGATGATGTTATCTTTGGCGTTACTTCGTTATCTTTGTTGTAATCATAACAACGTAAGTCGCTTTTTAAATTAAATGTAGTTTCGCCTCCATTAACTAAATCTTCTAAAACTAACTGCTGATATATTTTTACTTCCCATCCGGAAACTACATCTGAATAATTAGACCACTTATTATTTAATCCATTATTAAGCAATACAGAATTATAGAAGTCTTGACTTGCACTAATTAATTTTACCCAATCCTCGAATTTTATTTTTAATGCAAATTTTAAAAGATAATTTAATGATGAAGTCCTTTCTAAACTTACTAAATTACGTAAACTCGCTGTTATCAATTTAAAACCTCTTGTTGTTGCAACGCTTGGAATACGCTCATTCGCTATAATCGGAAATCCTGCTAAATCAAAATCATACTTCATCAATTCAAACTCTTCTTCTGTTACTGTATTGTAAACGACTACTTTATATCGTAGATAATTAAATAATGCAGTAGCATCAATTTCTATTGCTGTCTGTCCGTATATCCCGTCTGTTATCCACCCCTTGAAGTCTTTTGTTCCATTTGTTGCACTCGGAGTAAATGGGTGTTCATAATATTTTGTAACTGCTGATATTAACAAGTCTTCATTGTCAGCTGTTACTCCATAATCATTATAGTCGCAAAGAACATTAACCATTTTACTATTAGAATGTGTTGACGTATGCGAATCAACTATTACTGAAATAATGTATTGACGCTCATCCAACAATAATTGCTGTGCTGTTGTATATTCAACATTAAAAGTAATATGTAGTTTACCGCTTGCTATAACTCCTACGCAATCCGTTATTATTGATTTATCTCCGTCTACTGCTGTTACTCCTATCTTTGTATAACAAGAATCAAAAACATAATTATCAAACATATCTGTTAGTGTATTCTTATATTCGCTTTCGTCAATAGGTATTTTGAATAAGTTAACAATAAAAGGAGTATTTGTATTTGAAAATAATGCATTTTCTGAATTTAAATAAATATCTACAATAGTTTTTTCTCCTACCTGTAATTCTGTCAATACAGTTCCTAAAATATCAGTATAAGCAATAGAATCAAATGTAAATTCAATCGGGTTAAATCCGTTGTAATTCTCATCATACCAACTTACGCTTCCTTTCTGAATTGAGTCGGTTGCGAAATGTGAAATATTTGGATTTAATAAACTCTTTCTCAATTCAAAACCGGAAATATATTTCAAACTCGCTGTATCTTTTAAATAACTCGGAGCAATACTATTATTTAAGTCATCATATTGCGTCGGAATATAAAATGGAGTTATATAAAATTCATGAGTAACTATAAATCTTTTATATCCTGTTATCCCCGAAGTTCCTGTCTTTACGTTAACAGTTCCGTCATCTTTCCAGCTCATTATATTCCCTTGCGAAGTCAATAGTGTATCTGTTGCACTTAACCCACTCCCTGCATATTTAATTGTGTTTCCATCAACAGCAGAAATAAATGTATCTGCTGAATTATTTTCAATTAAATTAAAATTAAATATGATTGATGTTAACGAAGTCGTCCCCCATATATACATAGAATAATGTAATCCTAAACTATCATCTATGCTTCCTGTTGCAGATGTGAATATCATTGTAATATCGTTAACCGATGAAATTACGCCTGTACCTGTACCCCAAACGGAATCGCTCCAATATATAGTATCGCCTACGGAAAATTCATCATCTAAAAAAGAGCCTGTCTGTCTTATAACTGTTCCGACACCTGCACTAATTACGGCACTCCATTCATCTACATATTGCTGACCTTTGGACTTCCAATATACATCAATAGTTATTTCTGCTTTTATTTTTTCGCCAATAGTCCCAAATAAATAGTCAGTATAATCAGAAATATTTTCATTAAATAATTTCCCATTTTTTGACTGACTCCAAAACTTTCTACTAATTATATTTATCGGCATCGCTATTTTTTATTTATAAAACTTTCTTTTAACATTTCTACAATTCTATCTACATTCCCCTTATTCCCTTTCATTGCTTCACTTAATAGAATACTTAACTGTGCTTTTAATTTTTCATCTTTTGCAGTTGAAATATTTTTATTAAACTCGGCAATATAAAAAGGAATATCATTTGTTTTTTTATTTAAAAATTCCTGTAACTCCTTTAAATCTTTTTCTATTTTTTCTGCTGTTTCCATTTTTTATGATTCAATAAATATTTCTTTTAAATTCTTTGTATAAGGTTTCTGAATTCTATAACTCACCTTTGCCACGTTCTCTGTAAATGTCCAAAGAATCTCATCAATCATTCCTTTTTCTCCTGTCGCTGTTACAAATGTACCGCAATTTATTATATTTAAAAAATCGTGAAAGCAAAAAGGAATAACAACGTCTTTGTATAACTCATATTGCCCTCCGAAATCATTCGCAACAAAGGAATTAACATAATGATAAGTATCATAAAGATATTTAGCACTTAAATAAGTTCTATTTGTTGTATATAGCTTTTTATCTTTTATCAATAATACTTTTGGCTTCCATCCGAAATGTTCGCTTACTTGCAATATCCCTTTTCTATCAGTAAAAGAATTAACATAGTTAGAATTCAATCCTAATATACCAATCGTTTTGTCTATTACTGTTGCTAATCCGCTTAATAATGCTTCAATCGGATTAATAGTTTCTTTCCTCGTTCCTAATCCTACCTTTAAATCTATTTCCGTCAATCCTCCAAAATTTAAATACTTACTATTATTCGTTTTTATAGGCGAAGTAATACGTTCATAATTTGTTCCTATGAAATTATCTATTGTATTTAAATCCTGCACGTCTGTGCTGAATTTAATGATATAGTTAGGATTTAACTCACTTGTATTATATTCTTTCTGTAACACCTCTATATTAGGCAATACATAGGCAGACTGTGCTTCCCAAAATGTTTTGTTCGTCTTTGGCTCTAAATAAACTGTTGAATCCTTGATTAGAATTTTTGCGTTAAACATATTCATACATAATTCTATCATCTCGTACAATGTATATCCCGAAGATAAAGAATTCGGTACACCTGTATCATCAATGATTGTATGTGCGAATAAAGATTGATGACTATCATTCTCCGTAATTGTTCCTTTGGCTGTTTTCTGTGGCAAAAAAACTAAATCTTTAAATGGCTCTGTTAAAAATATACTCGAAGAAAACGTATATCCTAAATGACTACAAGCCACCGATAAAAGCTTTTCAACCTTACAAGCCCTAAACCACCTCTTAACAGAATACAGTTCTGAAAATAAAGGATCAATTAATTTTATTATTGCTAAACAAATCATTACTGAATAAACCAGTAACAACGCTAATTTTATTGATTGAATTATTAAATTACCTACATTTATTGATGGAATAGGAACGCTTGGAGTAGCCGCTAATATTACAGCGGTTGTATGTTCAGGAATCTTTGGAATTGTATCATATAATTCTTTTGAAATTAAATATAAAGAAATACTAATTACTATCAACTGCATTCCATCGGGTATATAGTTAACGCAATAAGGTACTGGAGTAAGTACTGTTTTTGGGAATAACCCCAATGATTCTAAATATCCAAACGTTAACGCTTGTGAACGTTCCGAGAATTTATTTAAATCATTTTCACTAACTAATTTAACAGATACTTCATCGCACTTCCTTTTTATTCCTAATAAATCTATATATCCTTTGAATGCTTCATATTGCCCTGTATCCCCTATCAATGATATTTCATATGGCAATCCCTCGAATATCCCTGCTCCATTTACATTAAGTCCATTATCAATATAATCATTAATTAATTCAGCTGAATCATTGATAAAGGTTATTTCAGTAGCTGTTATATTTGGCTGAAATGAAAGATTATCAAACGTAGCTTTAATCTCCAAAGACTCTAATTCCTTTGGCTGATATAACTCGCTCTGTACTCCGTTTAATTTAAATTTATAATCTATCATTAAAATAATCCTTTACGTTTATATCTATTTATATTTATAGTATTCGCACTTTTTATTCTTTCAACTATTTCGTGAGTAATCCCGTCAACATCTATCTTGTATTCCTGTTTTGATTTAGTTATTTCTTTCAGTTCTTTTAATTCACTTATCAATCCAAAGGTAGCATTATTAGTAATGCTCCTATCTTTATTTATATTAACATAATCCAAAGGGTTGTATCTTAATTCATTCATTGCCTTTAATTGTGGCTTATATAATGCTGTCGCCTCTGCCTTTATTACGCTTTCTTTGTTTGATAACTTAACAATGTTAGAATCTGATTTTGTCGTTCCTTTTCCGCTAAATTCTATTACTCCATCTGCAAATGCAGGCAATGAATTGATAAAGGCAAGTAGTTTAGTAATCTCTGTAATAGTTTTCGTCAATGCTTTGTCAGGCTCTGTTTCTGCAATCTTGCCAAAGGCAGAAATTGCCGACATTCCTAACTCTAACCGCTTTTGTTTTTTCTGTTCAGCAAGTTTCTTCTTTTCAATTTCGGCTTGTGCTTTTTGTTCAAAGGCAAGGTTCTCTGTCGCTCCCTCAATTCCTTTTTTAGCTAATTCTCTTAATTGCGTTTCGTAGTCTTTTGATGCCTCCAACTCTTTGTTTAAGTTTTCTTCTTTTGCCTCACTACGTTTCTTATATGATTCTACTATATTGTTTGTGGTTTCAGTAATTGTATTATATAATTCTTTTTCTGTTTCCCCTGTTAATTCTGCAAATAATTTATCAAATCCTTTTAATTCTTTTTTATAAGAATTTAATACAGTTACCATTGATTTTATTACTTCTTTACTTTCTCCCCTTGCTATTGCTGATTTTATTAATTTTTCTTGCATGGAAATAAGTTCTGTCAAATTAGTATAAGCATTTGATTCAAAGTCTATTTCTTCCGTCGTCAATTCAGCTTGTTTCGCTCTTTCTTTTTCTGTATAAGTAATATCTTTTAATGCTTCATCAAGTTCTTCTATTTCTACTTTTAATTTTTTTGTTGCTGATGTATTATCTTTTGTTTCTTTAGTATCTGTTTTTACTGCATCTGTTTTAGCTTTAAATTTAGATATTAATTTTTCAAAATCTACTGTGGCTATATTTACAGCCTCATTTGATTTTTGCCATACTTCAAAATATTTATCTTGTTCCTCTTTTGCTTTACTTATAGCTTCTGATTGATTTTTAAATGCTGTTTCAACATTCGCAACCGCAGTATTTACAGGAGAAGACATTGTTTTAATGTTATTCCATAATATATCCCAAAACCCTATATTTTTTTCTAACGCTGAATTTTCTGCTGTTAATTTATTTTTAAATGCTTCGGTATATAACTCTTTTGCTCCTTCCGCCTCTGCTTCTAATTTAGTTAATTTTATTTTTTCTATTACTAAATTATTTCCGATTGCTGTTGCAAGGTTTATATCTTTTTCTGTTGCAAGAGAAGTTCCTAATATCGCGTCTAAATCTACTAATGCATCTTTCCTGTCTATTGTAGATTTCGTAGTATCATTTAACGTATTCCTTATTAATTCTAATGAAGCAACTTCCTCACTATATTTTTCAATAGATAAATCTTTTACTTTTTTAAATTCTTTTTGTGCATCACTTGAATTACTAATAGATTCAGTTAACTTATCCCAATTCTGTATTAACGCTGTTATTCCTATTATTACTAAACCTATTCCTGTACCTGCCAACGCTATTTTAAACCCTTTTAACGCTCCTGTTGAATTGCCAACAACTAAATTGTATGCTTTCTGCGAGGCTGTTAACGCCCAATTCTTTACTGTCTGTGCAGTAGTCAACGCCATATCTTTTATTCGTAATAGAATAGCCCTTGCCTTACCACTCGAAATAGTATCTTCTATCTCCGCCAGTGCGTGTGTTACCGCTATTAAAGAAGTCATTTTTGTTTCTAACTTCTTTATTGTTTCACTTTCAACTCCTAAAACAGATAAACTACCGACAACTCCTTCAACTCCTGCCGATATTAATTTTAATCCACCTACTAATACTGCTGATTTTTCAGTTCCCAACACTTCCAACTCTGCTTGCATATCGCCCATTTGGTCGGTTAACTCACCTATCTTCAATTTCAACGCATCTACCTCTTCTTTTGATTTACCTGCAAAAGAAATATTACGCAAAGACCTTAACTCCGTTTTCATTTCTCCCAACGACATAACTACGTTTTCTGTCGCTATTCCATATTTCCCAACTTGCAACGTATAATTCCCTGTCGATTTCTGCAAGGAATTCATCTGCTCTCTGATTGCCTTTGTTTCTTTCTCTAATTTCTGCCCCTCTGCTGTATTCTTTCGCTGTGCTTCCGTCATTGCATTCAGCGTCTTCATATTTAAAGAATATTGAGCGGTCAATTTATTATAAGACCCCTCCGCACTCTCTGCAATCTTCATTTCTAAAGATAACTGCTCCCTTTGTTCTTTTGAAGCCTTTGCATAACGTATCTTTGCTTTTATATTCTCATCTGTCGCATCTTCCAATTGTTTTTGAAGTGCTAATTTCTCTTTCTCAATCTTTGCTAATTCTTTTTCCGCCTGTGCTAAACTTTTTTCAGCCTTTTCAATCGCATCAATATCTTGTGCCTGTTTCTTTAAATCATTAGCAGTAGTTCCTTTATTTCCACTCAAAGAAGCACCTGCTGTCCCTGCCTGCATCTTAATCTCGGAAATCATTTTAGTAATTAATGATTGCAAACCACTAAGAATATTTCCCTCGTCAAAAAGGTCTTTATAATTTATTTTATTTGAATCAGCCATTTGTTTTTTTGCTTATAAACTTTATATACGAAAAATATTTTTTAACAGTACACTTCATTACGTCAACAGGTATCTTTAATACACTTTCAATATATATAATGCTTTCATCTAATTCATGTTTTATTTTCGGCATAGCATCTAATAATTCCTTTTCTTTTAGCTCAATTAACGTTTCATTGCTCTTATCCCCTGTCGTAATCATTTCTACTTTCATTAAAGCTATTGATTTCCTTATCCTTAACATTGTTTTATATTCATCCGAAAACCCTACATAGTTAAGTATCTCATCATTTATCTTATCCCATATATTTATTAATTCTTTACTATCTTTCTCTGTTATTTTAGGTAACTCAAAATAATCAGATTGGATTACTAAATAACGCAAGTCTTCTGTTTCATTGATTTTACTGAAATTAAATATAGGTAACGTATCTATTGTATTATAATATTTCATTTTAACAACTCAGCTTTAAATTCCTTCATAAATAAAGGCTTAACATATTCTATTAATATTTTTTTATTTTCTTCTGTCAACCCCAATACATTCGTTGTATCTACATTCTCCGATATACTTTCTCCATGCACTTCAAAATTAGCTGTTACCTCTGCATATTCAGGCTGAGAATTCACTTTAAATGTATCATAAAACGCTCCCGTATCTTTTAATGTTACTATTCCTGATGGCTGTCCTTTTTCTTTCTTGTATCCTATCGTTGTATTTGAATAAACGTTTGGACTATTAGCGAAATATGTTTTTAATACTTTCCCTGTCGCATCAATACCTCTATAATATAGCTGTTCTTGGTTTCTCTCAATTACGAAATCTTTTACATCCCTTAAATTAAATATCTTTTTAAATAAGTTATTTAAATTTAATTTCTCAATACGTTTTTTTAAGGTTGTTAAATCCATGTTCTTTATAATTAAAAAAGCCCTGCCTTTACAGGCAAGGCTAACCTAAACAAACAATACAAAATTTATTATTCTTCTTCCACTTTTATTTCTGTAATCTTTTTTTCTGACTTAACCTTTTTTTCTTTTATTATTTCATCTGTTTTTATTCCTGTTACAATAAAATAGATGTTTTTTGCCTTGTCATCCGTATAATTAGGAAATAATTTACGAAATTCATCAAAAGAATATTTCTGTAACTCTTTTACGTTATATATAACTCCGTCAATTTCTTTCATATATTACGGAATTGTTATTGCTACTGCTGTTACTGCAACAAAATCATATTTTGATTTGTCCGGAGTACATCTTAAAACATCAGTCTGTGTTTGTGCTGCGAAAGTCATCGCATAAACGCCGTCAGATGTTTCCGAAAATGTTAAAATCGGAACGGCTACGGAATCTGTTACATTATACAGATTAGAATGCGTACCTCCATGTGAATCAAAGAAATCAGTAATCAATAAGTTTTTAACAGCTAATCCGTAATCAGTAGTTAGTGTAATTGTTACTCCGGTTGTTGAAATACTCGTTGCTGTTGCTGTTACTGTATATAATCCGTAAACATCAGAAGTATTTAGTCCGTCAAAATCCAAATCTTCGTAAGCAATATAGCGGATATATTCATCTAATTCGTAAGAAGCAAAATCAAAGGAAACCATAATCATTTCCGATGTGGTATCCGTTGCGAGTACTAATTTAGCTTCAAAGCTATTTTGGTCAACAGCAATAGGCTGTACTTTTAATTCAGTAGCCTTATCGGTTTTGTATCTGAAATTAGAATTTTTATCTATAATATAAACTCCAAATTCTTGACAACCCCATGATTTAATTTTCTGTAAATATTTCGCTCCTTGATTTACTATGTAACCAGTAAAAGAACGTTTCCCGTCTTCTATCTTAACCTTGCTTCTATCGTTAAATTCTTGGAAAACAGAATCGGCACGTGCTTCTTCTACATTTTTAAATTCAGCTAAAGGAAAGAATCTATTATCAATATCATTCTCATCAAATTTAGCTTGTAATGCGGCTTTCGTTACTGCGGAAACATTAGCAAATTCATTGACCGTTCCGTCTGCTTTGTATTTAGGAACAATTATAATTCTTTTAGTTATCTGCAATAAATCAGGACAACTATCAGGGGCTGTATTTAGCTTACCTGTACTACAATCGCATATATTACCCATTTTATTTTTATTTTAAATATTTTACTTAAACAAAAATAAACAGAATTATGTGCGAAAATATTTACTGTTTTATATACATGAAAAAATATTTTTTACTTTTTTTTGACTTTGTATTGTTATTTTACTTATCTTTGTTGCAAGTCTTAGAATAGTTCATACAAACCAACATAATGAAAAAGAAATTAATTAATTATAATATTGTTGTAAGATGCCCAAATGTTGGTGGGACTAAGACTTCTTATAACACCTTTTCCGTTTTGAATATCTATACCCTGTTGCTTAATCGTGGCAGGGTTTTTTATTGAAAGGAATAATTACTTTGTTAGCCATAGACATAATTAAAACAGGAGCGACTTACATTTATGAAATGTTTGGAACAGGTAAATAAAAAAAATAAAGAAAGAATATTTATTTTTCCGGGGGGCTTTTTCTTCTTTCTTTATTAAGTTTCTTCTTCGGACTTGTTTCTTTCTTTCTTTGTTCTTTTAAGTATATAAATAATATAATATATACAATATGAATCCTTAAATTGAAAAATTTATAAAATAAATTAATAAAAGAATAGAAATTCTTAATCAGTATATTAATAGTTAAGATTTAACTTAATCAATTCCTGTTCAAATTCTGCAATATATCTTTCTCTTTTATTTTTGTATCGCTTGCATCCTGTTGTCCTAAATGTGGCTCTATTACAAAGTATATTCCAATTATAAATAACCATTAATGAATATAATCCTACGTCTAATAATTCAATTACTTTAAATCCATTAAATTCATATTCAATAGGGATATTGCTTTCTATTAAAGGTATTTCAATTCGTAGTTTCTCAATCAGATTCACAATCTAAAGTTTTTAATATAGGTAAATCAATCTCTAATTTTATCCCGGATAATTCAGCATTAAATACGTTCTTCCCCGTATCTAATCTTACTAAATTCCACTTTGAATAAGGCGTTTCGTTGTGTCTATCTAATTCACCTATCTGTTTATTTGATTTTAATTTAGAAATAAAGTCATCCACGTATGTTTGTAGCACATTAATTACATATGTATAATAATCATCATGGCTCCAATCTTTAAAATTCGCCTCGTCCATGAAATACATTTCCAATGATACTACTCGTTCTATATTAGATGTATCTTCATCATTAACTATTGCCGGCATTGTTTCAAATAAAACTATTACAGGGAATTTCTGTTTGTAATTTTTATATTTATCTAATGTATTAGAAATATTTATCGGAGTTCCATAGAAATAATAAGGTGCTAAAGCCTTCCATGAAGTACCAATAACATTTATAGACGAATTAATTGTAAAACTTATATCATTTGTAAGTGTTAAAACCTCGTAATTATTCCCAGATATAGTTACATAAGAGCCGACAGCCAACCGCTTTGTGTCCGCTGTATTGATAGTATATATAGTTCCTACATGTGTAATGCTTGTAATAGAATATGTATCTCGAAAGGAATCTATAATAGTTCCTATTAAGTCAACTACATTAGTGCTTGCCATGTGTTTTATTTTTTAGTGGTCTTATTCCTTTTTTCCATATTCTTTTTTCAGCATTGGAACGGAAATTCCATAGCCATAATTTAAATACTTCTATTTTATGTACTTTCATTTTTCTATAAATATCCGTTAATTAACATTTCGCAACGTGGAGTAAACTTCCATGTAGGGAAATAGGTTGCGTAATTTTCATAGCAATAATAAAGATAATTAAAACAGCTCCCTTTCACTAATTCTAAATAGTAATCATACTTGTAATAGTTCTTAGGCTTGCTGTTATAGTTACTTATAAAAGCATTTCGATAGCCATAGTTATATATATCATAACCATATAACGCAACGCCTTTATTATATGAATTAGATATTTGAAAACTTAAATTATGTTTCCCTACTCTCTGCGAGTTATTCTGTAATGGCTCTACTTGACCTACTTCGGTATTTTCTGTTTCTTGGTGTTTCAATAATTCTACGTATGTGAAATATTTTAACATCTTTTTTATTCCTTGATAATTTACGTTAACAGTAACACCATCGCCATTAACAACAGAGTAAGTCGTTCCATTAACTAACTCCAAATATTTAGCTGTCTGCGGAACATAAGAGCCATTTAAATCAGCTATCAATTTAAGATATAAATCTTCGCCTAGTAAATCTTTCAATACAGCTTCTTCCGTAGCTGATATTATTGCGTTATAATCAGTCGTTGTATATTTGTTTTGCGAAATATTAAATTCGCCAACAAAATCAGATATTAATATAAAACTCATAGATTATTTTTTTAATAGTTTACCATATTTTAAAGGTGCTAAATTAACCAATTCATCGGAAGTACAAACGTTTATATTATCTTTTAAAAAATAATCGGTCATTTCATCATAAATAAATCCTGCTTCAATCATTCTTTGTTTTCTTTTTTCAAAAACTTCCTTGAATTTAGTATCAAAAATAGGCTTAAATTCTTTCGTTTCAATATTATCTTTCTTCAACTCTTTTTGTTCTACGAATTCCGAAATAACTTTTTGTTTTGCTTCCGACTCTTTCTTTTCTATTTTAGAAAATTCTTTCTCTAAATCCTCGCTAAATTCTTTCGCCAATCCCTTTCGTATCAATTCTCTCGCTCCCGATTCGTCTTCGTATAATATCTGCCCTACTTCACCTAATTTAATGTTTTTATAGTGCGACTTTATTAAAACTATTTTCATAATTACTTGCTCTCCTATATTTAATTTATTGTTAATTAATTCTTTTTTTTCTTCGCCTATCAACACCCATTTCTCAATACTTTGCAATACCTCGTCTTGTTGTGGCTTCAACTGAAACTGTTTGTTCCATAACGTATCTTTGCCTTTATAAATCAAAGATAATTCATTTTCTGAATGTTTCCTACAAAAACATTTAATTTTATTTTGTTGACAGAATAATCCTACATAAATATCAGTCATTCCATGATATTTAAAGAAGTCTAAAGGAATTTTTATTTTTCTCATATCTGTTAACATTACGCCAGTTCCCGGAAGATTTATCTGTTTATTTTCTCCTAAATATTCCGCAAAATGAAATCCCTCTTTAATATCCGTAAATCCTTTTGGATGTTCATTTAATACCTTACCATGTAAACTAATTATCGATTCCCCATTATATTCGTTACATAGTTCTATATGATTTAAAATATATTCCTGTGTATATTCTAAATCGTCATCGGCAGTAAAATAATATTCGTCTTTTACTTTATCCATCCAGTAGAATTTCCCTGTATCTTTTATATTCTCATTTCCTATTACATATTCAATCCTTTCATTAATTAAGAATATAGGCACTTCGGTATATTCGTTTAAATATACTCTTATCTTATCTACTAATTTTATTGACAGAAGTTTTTTGATAGTCCTTTCTAAATATTCCTTACGTGCAGGATAGGTTGCGAAATTAAATGTTATCGGCTTTTTATATAACTCAATATAATTATTATAGTCGCATGAAATATCGGGATTATAGTTATGCCCCATTGTACTTATTTCAATGCCTGTATGCTCTGCAACAGACGGAACAGTACATATAACACAAGGCTTATTCTTTGATGCTTCACGAGTGAACGTAGTATCGAATGTATGCCTTCTATTTATCTTAACAAATTCGTCAAGGATTGGTCTAGAATAATTTTCGTAAACATATTTAGATATTCCCATACCTAACGAACCCGATGTATTCTTTTTTACATACCAGCCATGATTTTCAATGACAGGATGTCTCTCCGTTCCTAATTCAGATAACGTTAATGTATTAAATCCCGATATGATATTGTTTGGGAAAACGGAATGAAAATAAGTCATTAAATCATAAAAATAATTATTCACAACTGCATCGGAGCCCAAAACAATTACATAGTCAAAAGAATCATTAAATATTTTATCTAACCATATTAAATGATTATAATTTATCCCTTTATTTTCTTTGTTATAAATCTTAATTAAATTGCAATCCAATTCAAAGGCTTCAATCAAAGGCTTTACCGCTTCATCCGTTGAGCAATCGTCAATCAAATAAATAGAACAATCTTTCGGAATTGAAGTATTTTTAAGGCTTTCAAACAACTTTTTTAAAAGTAAAGGTCTGTTATATATCGAAATAATAATAGCTACTTGCATACGAAATAATATGAATGCTCCTTGCCATTTAATCCATTGATGAAATCTTGCTTTGAAATTTCTTTATGTAAAATAGTATAAATTTTATAATTCTCTGAAAATAAATCAGCGAAATAATGAATCATTTTTTCTTTCTCCGAAAACCAATTCGGGTGGAATGAAACATACATTGCAGGTTTATTCTCGCGTATATAATCATTCATTGATGGTATCAGTATTTCCTCTCCTCCCTCAATATCAATCTTAATAAGTCCGATATTATCTAAATTAGATAAATATTCAACCGCATTGATTTTAATTACACTTTCAATTAAAAGTGAATGATATTTCTCATCCTTCCTTTCAATTAAACTACTTACGCTATCCCCATAACAACGAATATATAAATTAGCCTGCCCGTTTTTATCCGCCATTGCTACGTTGTTTGCTTTGATATTAGTAATAGCGTTCATCCTTGCGTTATTTTCTAAATTCTTAAATGCAATTTTATCAGGCTCGAAAGAATGTACCTCTTTTGCTTTAAAGGAAGCATAAAGACTTAATACGCCATTCCACGCCCCAATATCTACGAATGTATTATTATGAATAAATTTATCAATAATGTCAAATGAATGCTTCTCCCACTCTGAAATATTATTCCAAAAGGTTAAATCATTTTCTACTGTTAACTCTATATCTTTTATTTTTATTTTCATAATTTTTCAGCTACAACGATAAAAGAATTATTTAAATCAATTCCTGAAGCATATATATCCTTATATTTTCCGCTATTCTCAAAATACTTCGTAATAATTTCTTGGTCAAAATAATGAATATGCTTTCTGCAATTAAAAGGTAACCAATAGTCTTGGCTTCTATGTGGTAGATATAAGAATAATATACCTCCTTTTTTAATTCGTTCAGTCCAATAATCCAAAGCATTAACCCATGATGGCAGATGTTCTAAGCAATGAGAAGAGAAAATATAATCTACCATGAAATCGGGCAATTTCATTGCATCCCATTCATCTAAGATGCATTTATCAATTAAAATACTATTAGGATAAGCCCATTCTTTCTTATTACAACCTATATCAAAACCGATTCCAGTGCAAAATTCTTTGGCAAATGAAATGGCAAACCTTGAAGCATTGCCACTTGCTTGGAATGATAGATATTCTTTGTCATTAAAAATTACTTTATCCATATAAAATATAATTTTTCGAACGTAAATATTCAGTTTGAATGAAATCCGCTCCATTGACGTTTCTTGAATATAAATGTATCTCTTTTGCTTTTAATTCCAATACCTCTAATAAAAATATAATTGATGTATTTACTGAATATATATTTTCAGCATCCTCAATAATAGAAGCCCAATCCAATAGATTAAACGTAGGTATAAACTTCATCTCTATATTCTTTAATTTATTATTGATATTTAAATTAATAGTCTTATTCTCGAAACTATAAAAATTGCAGTTAATTAAATTATATTTTTCTCCTTTTTTTATTCCTAATACCTCTTTTAACAAATCCTCCCTCCATCTGTGCCTTAACCATGTTAGTTTTCGCCACTCTTCCAACTTAATACCAACCATTTTATATTTATTAAGCATCGTGTATTTCAAAGGACTTGCATAATACTCCTTACTCCACCGCATTGGTAGAACAATATGATTATCCGTTTCAATTATTTTTTGTTCTTCATAATCAATATTATAAAATTCTTTATCAACAAAATTAACGTAAGGGATATTTCTTTGAATATCTAAATATTTATGTATTAAAGGAACAGTAACTTTATGTCCTTGCTGAAAATAATATCTCATAATCGGCTCAATGAATAATATATCGCCAATACCAAAAAATTGATTTATAATTATCTCTTTTTTCACAAACAAATATAATTAAAATAATATAAAAAAAGCCTATTATTTTATTAACAGGCTTTCTTTTTTATGTAATTAAAGACTAGCTTCCAGCACTATCCAAAGAGGCTATCGCAGTAGCAAATGTTCCTTTTACAAACATTAACGGATTGTAAATTGGGAATACGGGTTCTTCTTCGAAATTGATACATACTTCATTATTCAAGAATATTGAAGCATGAGAATCGGAAATCGACATAGTCAAAGGAGTGAATAATAACCATTCACAAGCCATACGTAAATCCCCTACTAAGAAATTACCTGCTGTCATTGCCGTAGTTTCAACAACTGGAATACCTGTTATTCTTAATATTCCGTCTTGACCTCTTACCGCTTTAACTTGACCAGTATAATCTTTTGATGTATTTTTTAATAATTCAATTTTAGCTGAATCAATAGGATTTAAAACGATACCACTTGCCTGATATTCGCCTTGCGTAAGTTGACTGATTGATACAAGTAATACGTCTATCTGTTGTGCTCCTACGATAGTTCCTGCGAATGTTCCTGCTGTGAATGGACTTGCATTCTGTACTAACCCAATAAGGTCAGCACCTGCCCCTGCTCCATTTAATATCTGAGTGTCTTCGGCTTTCTTAATCTTCTGTGGTATTCTCGAAGCAATATGGCTCATTAAATAAGATTCATTTTTTAACATACGTTTTGAAACAATCAGATGTGTCCCAATACGACCTGCTGTTAAATTTGCTGGTCTTAATTTGAAAGATGTTTTAACTGTTGCTTGATTTTCAGTTAACGTTGTAACGCCATCTTCAAATTCATATTCTTGATTGAAAGTAACTGTTTCAGATTCTGTCATTCCAACAGGAATAATATCAGTCATTGATATTTTTCTTTCAGGAGCATAAACAGGCAATCCACCTAATAATTGATTATAAGGAGTTGTCGGTCTTGTAACAGCATTAGCCATTGTCATATCTACTAGTGTTTTCACACCAATAGAAGTTCCTTTTGCTCCGTTATCAATGTAGGATTTTATATCAGGATTGCTCAAAAATTCTTTTACCCCTTCGGCTAATGTTTTTGGCTGTCCCATTTTAGTACCAATCTGTTTTACTTTTGATAATTCAACACCAATTTCATCGGCTTGTTTTTTTAAATCTGCAATAGATTTAGTTAGTGCGGAATCGTCAAAACCTTTAATAGCTTTGATTTCGTTAGATACTTCCATTAATTTACTTTCTAATTCTGTTTTAGTGATAACATCTTTTTTGAAGTTATCAAAAATTTCCTGTGCTTTAGTTTGTAAAGCGTCAAGTATTTCTTTATTTTCCATTATTTTATTTTTATTTGATTAATAATTTGTATAAAATCAATTTCCTTTTTAAATAACGAATCCGGCTCAACTATCAGAGTGGATTGCTCCGGCTCATCAATATTAAGTGTTTTCATTTCTTTAATTCTATTCTGTATATCGGAAAGTGTTTTTTCTATTTCAATAAATCTTTCGTCTGTATAGTCGCCTTTCTCTAACATCTCAGATAATAATTTCACGTCTGCTGTTAGTGAAGAAATTGTTTTTGCTTCAACTGCTATACTTCTTTCATTGGCTCCTAAAAAAGAAAGGGTGCTATATTCATATAACTTATATTCTTGTATCCTGCGAACTCTTTTTGTATAATCCTCTGCATTCTCAATCGTATATTTAACTACGGAATAACCTATTGAATGCTCGATAGGTCTGTTATTTTCTGCAAAGAATTTGTAATCTGAAAAAGTATCTCGCCCTAATGTTTTATTAAGATTTATTTTTGATGTTACTAATAATCCGTAAGGGTCTGATGTGTTAAATTCCATTGGGAAGCCTAACAACTGCCTTGTATCGTGGTCTTTTAAATGTTTGATACGCTTTATATTCTCACGACAAGTTTTTGTAAAACAACCCGGCTCCGAAATATCTCTATCTGAATCTAAATTATTATAAGCATTTGCATAAAGTTTTATAATTCCTTTCGGCTCGTCAATATCTTCTATTGTTAAATCAGTAATAATATTCTTTAAAAAAATATCATTAGAAGATTTTCCGTTCGTTGCTTTCTCAAATGATAAGTAATTTATTTTATTATCTTTTAACCATTTCAGAGCCTCTACACTAGTCCAATGTTCAACAGGGAAACGTAATGTTTGAGGAATTACGTCAGCATTCTTATATACGTACCAAATAACATCAATAGTCGCAGGGATTGTAACACCTTGTATTTTCCCCTTACCGCTTCCATGAGTACGTCTGATACTCTCGAATCCGCTACGTGAATTTAATTCTTTCTGGTCTATTAATCTACTTGAATGCTCATTTGCGAAAGGCATATTTTTGTCTTAATAATTTATTAAAACAAAAATAAAAATAAATAGGGCTATTTATGTTTGAGGTTTTTTATACTTCTTGCTGATATTTTTTATCTATGTTTAAATATAGAATCTGAACAGTCTTATATTCCAAGCATACTTCTTCCCCGATTACTTGGTAGGCATCCATCTTTGACTTCCCTTGTGCTACAAGGGTAGTAAACCTTTTATAAATGTGGTATTTTAATTCAATAATATCTTTTTGATAATTAGATAAATTTGATTGAACAAATTCGATAGGGATTTCTCCAATTTTATAATCTAATTTCATAATTTAAATATTAGTTAAATTATTTTCATTACTCAATGGAACTATTCCGTTCTGCATATATAATTTTTTAGCTGCCTCATCAGTTAGTTCGGGATAACCTAACATCTTTGAAGCATCGTAAGGAGTTATCAGTCCGCATTTAATTTCATTCTGCAAACGTAAAGATAAGGCGTTCATATCCTCTTGCAATTCAGGTATAACATCAGTATCGATATCTAGATAATAATTCTTTTTATCTTTCACAGAAAATGCAGGGATAACGAATTTATTCAATCCCTCTGTTATCATATACATCAAAGGCAAGATTCTATTCTGTAAAAAATCTTTTCTTGCTTCTGCCATATTGCTAAACGTAGACCCCTTAACATACCCCATTATCCTACTATCTACGTTGAATACTCGACATAATGTTAAGAAGTCTTGTTCCTGTCCTTGTATTAAGTCTAAGTCAATAATTGATTGTGCTAAGTTTTGCCACTCCATTTTGTGACCTACCATCCAAACCTTGCCTCTATTTTTCGCACCACCGAATCTTTCTAAATATTTCTGCTCCATTTTCTCCGTTGTAACGGGGTCTATCGTGTCATCATTACCACTCGATAATATTCCGATAGCACCTAAATTCTGAATTAAAGAACATGATGCTTCGTAGCTGTCATTAGATTTCGTTAACGTAGGATAAATTGATGGAGGAGCTCCATATAAGAACTGTCCTCGTTCACAACCTGGATTAAATGTTTTAAAATGATAAACGTTTTCAGGCGGTATATTAAAACTTTTATCATAAAAATTTTCAATCGTATATGATTTTATAGGATTGATTGAATCGCCTAATATTATTTTTACCATATGTGCAGGTAGGACTTCCAATGATGCCGCACATGCATCAGCGTTCCCTGTTATTGTTAATTTATTTAAATACGAGTTTCCTAATAAACAATAATAACCTAGTATTGATTGAATGAATAATGTGTGTGTAGTTAATTTATTAGGGGCTTCTAATAAATTAAATATTTCTGGATTTTCTATTGGCTCAAAGGCTTTCGTTCTTAACGAATAAGTTCTATCTAAATTTAAAGATTTAATATTTTTATATTCTTTAAACCTTTTTTCGTCTTTAACTTCATAAAGTTTAAACTGAATGGAAGAGGCTGTTTGAATTATTTTATTAATAATAGAATAAGTATCTGGATTGAATAAGTAACCAGATTCTACTATATATTTTAAATCATTCTTATTCCATATTACTTGCCCCTTACCAAGATAGCGAGTAAGCGAATCATATAATCTATTGAATCTTTCTGTATTTATTTGCTTTGAAATTTCTTTGTTGTTGTTTGATTTTATAAAAAAAGAAAATGGATTTTTCATACTTAAATATTTTTTTACCTTTTACAAAGATACATATGAATTTAATTCAACAAGTTAAATATTTTTAAAACTCTTTTAACTTTTTTTGATAAAAATTTTTATTAACACATTTTTTTGAACAATATTTCCGTCTTCTTTTTTCTGTAATATCAAAATAATTTCCGCAAATTATACATCTGCAATAAATTTTTATTTCGCTTTTAAGTTCTCTAGCCACCGCCTTACATCTTAATTTCTAAAATCCGAATTCTTGTTTTAATTCAAAATACATTCTCATTAATAACATATCTAAGTAATCAGGTGAGCGTTGTATTATTTCTTTCATCTTTTCTTTTTTTATAATACATATTTTCGACGTATCATTATCAATATTATCTTTCTTTAAACAACCCAACTCCTCTATTATATGTTCCTTTTGCTCATCATTACATATAATTTTTATCATTCTCTTATTAATCAATTCAGCTAATTTAAATGCACATTCAGACTTTAGATTATTATATTCGAATAGTTTGAAATTATCTTTAACTTTATTAATCGGTTTACTTCCTCCATGAAATGTTTTAATATTATTCAAATATGATTCAAGATAAGCACCCAATCCATCACTGTCAACTATTGTATGCGAATGGCTTATATGATTATTTATCATTAAATTTTTTATATCATTTTCAATACTTTTGCCTGTTGATATTGATTGGTCTATTTTTATATTACATATTAACCCATCCCAACAACCTGCAATAAACTTATCTCTTCCTTGCATTGCTAAATCTGCACTTATATATTTTTCACCTGTCGGCTTAATGTGGTCGTTTGTGAAGCAATCTAATATGGCATCATATTCACATAATACAGATGGGTCAGAATCATAATCCCAATTGCCATACAATAAACGCTCTATGCTGTTTTTGTCAAGCGTCAAAAGATTTTCTCTATAATAATTTGAGATAAAAGGATTATCATTTACTAATGCTTGTATAAACTTCCTGTTTTCTTCAAGTTTATTTTCCTTATTTGGTTTGAAAAATTCGGAATATACCCAATTCTTTGCAGGGTTACACGTGTAGAGTATTTTAGGAATTATATTATTTTCATCTAACCGAAATCTTATGCGTGACTTAACAATATTCTTTGCCTTTGTGCTGACTTGGTTTGCTTCATCAATAAAAGCATCTGTTATTTCTAACGAACCTAATTCATCAAAATTTGGGTCGCTTGGATATGTAGCCAAATCCTTTAGTAAAATTATCGACCCATTAAAGAATTCTATTTGATTGGATTGACCATTATATTTATAATGAATCCCTGATTTTAAATCTTGCAGTTTACATATTTGAAAAAAAGAAACAAGTGTCGTTTCTTTTAATGTTTTTAATACAGTTCTTCCTATCAATCCCCTTGTATTTTTATATTTTAATCGGCGTTTTAATTGCCAATAGCACCCGAGTGCTGTCTTTCCTCCGCCTGCTCCACCACCAAACAATAACTCATTTGTAATATTATTTTCAAGAATATCTAAAGCTAATGTTTGTTTTTTTGTAAGTTTCATTCATATGTTTTTTCTTCACTCCAAACAATATCTATTTTACCTGCAATATCAGTAGCCTGTTTTGGCTTCCCATGTAACCTGTCATTTATCATTTCCGCACCTTGAACCCTGCGAAATTCTTTTGCATCGCCCGATAATAACAAACGACCGTATGCCTGCACAATTACGGGTATAGATGTATCTTTAATAAACTCTGTTAAGTCTTTTACTGGCAAACATTCAATATACTCCAACAACGAAAGCACCTCTCCTTTTGGTGGTCGTTTACCGTAGGTTTTTTCAATGTAATCGGTTAAGGTTGTTAGTATTTTCTTATTATTTCCTGACCGATTGATATTCTGCGGATTTTTTTGAAACCCATTTGTGTTATCTTTACCGCTTAATAGTCTCTTTCCCATTCGTTTGCTGTTCGTTTGCTTTTAATTTGTTAATTAAAGTTTTTGTTTAATATATTTTCTCTATTAATTTTTTATATCTATTTCTATTTATATTTTTATAATCCAAAATTCCAGCACTCCAATCTACTCTGTCAAACCAATAATTTTTTTCTATGTCAATTTCTGCTAACAAGTCAGATATTTTTATTTTCTTTAGATTTAAATATTTTATAAACAAGGTATATAATTTTTCATTATATTTTGATGTTCTATAATTATTTTTAAAACAAAAATATATAAATTCGCTTAAATTGTCAAGTCTGTGCAATAAAACACTACATAAATAATTTTTATATCCTTGCAATCCTTCCATTTTAAATAAAGGTATTATTTTTTTATTATCAAAATAATCTTTTTTTATTGAATTATAAATTTGTTCTAATTTTGGATTTATTTCTCTATTTATAGATAAAAATTGAAGTGGAACATAATATTCAGGAACAAATGGAGTTGGCGCTATTTGTATCATTGTTTGAGCTTTCGCTTCAATTCTTAAATCAATTAATTTACGCCAAAATACTTCCAACTCTTTATAATCTTCATCTGTTTCAAATGAATAATTAAATACATAATTCAATTTTAATAATGCATAATTTTGTTTAAAAATTAAAGGAGCTATTTCTTCTGTTAATTTATTTAACTTTATTGACTTATCTGTTAGGTCAATTATTCTTTGGCTTATTCCGTCAATTCCTAAAACTATTTGATTAGATACATTTCTTTTTAAGATGTCATTTTTCGTTATTGTATTAAGGCGAAAATTATATCTAAAATATTTAAAATTTTTAAAGCTACAATAATCTTCTAACTCTTCATGTTTTGAAAAACTACTTTCATCAGGAGCAAATGGATAAATATGTTCGCCCTCTTTAAATGTATCTATAACATCTCTTATATTATCATATTTATTTTCTCTGAACGGATACATTCTTTTTGATAACGAACAAAATCCGCAATTATATTTACAACCTCTTGCAATTTCAATTACTTTTCTTGTAGTCTTACTGTCAATGCAATTTTTATCAAGTAATGATTTATGTAGATTTTCTTTTTCAATTATTCTTTTTGTAATTATATTATCTTTGTGAATTATAGGCACATACGCACCTTTTATCTTTGATGCTTCAATTAATATCTTTTCTCTATTCGATTTATATTTTTTAATAATATTTAATATTTCAATAATAAACTCCTCTCCCTCCCCTATACAAGCTATATCAATAAATTTATCATATCCATTTGTGAAATAATAAGATTGTCCTCCTAATAATATAATTGGGTCTTCGTTTTTTCTATATTTAGATATTGGATTAATTTTATTATCAAATAAAAATGCTGGGATTCCAAATAATTGATAATACATATAACAATTAATGCCAATTACATCAAATTTATTTATTTCTTTTTTAGTAACCCATTCCATCGATTCTTTGCCTGTCTCCCAAATAGCCCTACCGCAATTATATTCAGAATTATTAACTATCTTGTCTATTATATTTATACCGAAATTAAAAGGCTTATATTCTGATGGGCTGATGTCAGCTAATGCAATACTTATATTATTACTATCCCAATTCTTCCTTGTATCAATAAATTTTTGATAATTATACCATTTTTCGTTTTGTAATAATTTATTTTCTATATTTATCATATAAATATCTACTTACGTCTGCTACTATTTCTTCGTAACCTATCCCAAATTCTTTGATAAAATTTGTTTTTAAAGGAATAACTACTGAGAAGCGTTTACCTCGTCTTTTACAGTAAGTTATATAATTATTGCAATATATTAATAAATTTATTGTTTCATCATTTAACTCATCTTCTTTTAATTTGCTCTTTATTTCTTTATGAATTAAATCATAATATTGTTTTGAAAAATTATATAAAACTTCTTTCGTTTCTAAATCTGAATTATCAAAAATTATTTCTTCTTCTTTAAATTCTTTCGTTCTATATTCTATCCCCCACTCTTCAATTTCTTCAATTTTAAAATCTTCACCCAATAACTCCATATCAAAATCAGATAAATCAGAAGTGGAGTTATCTGCAACCGCTAATTTCTTGCGTTTTTCATCGGAGGTCTTTAGGTCGTTGCGTTTCACTACTATCAATTCAGTTCCATCTGTTTCAATGATTTTTTCTTTTAAACCTAATTTCTTTGCCTGTTCGTAAACACCATTTCCTGCAATGATTTCGTTTTCAGAATCAATTACTATTGAACGACCAGCACCGAGTTCTTTTAAAGACTTATTAATTAATTCTTTGTTCTTATCGGAGTGTTTCCGATAATTTCTTTTATCTTGTTTTATTTCTTGTTTCATTTTCTAAAAAGGTAAGTCGTCTGATTCGTACTGGGTACTTATATTTTCTTGTTTTGTTGACTTGTCATTTTCCGACTTGTCATTTTTTGCCAAGAATTGAATTGTATCGGCAAATATTTCAGTAATATATTTTTTTGTTCCGCTCTTATCCTCCCATGTTCTCGTTTTTATTTTACCATCTAAATATATCTGACTTCCTTTTTTTAGGTATTTCTCGCAAATATCCGCTAATGTACCCCATACGACTATATTATGCCATTCAGTCGTGGTTACTGTTTCTCCAGCTTTGTTCTTAAATTTTTCTGTTGTTGCTAAAGAGAATGAAGCACTTTTTTTACCACTCTCAAAAGTCTTTATTTCGGGGTCTTTACCCAAATTGCCAACTAATATTACTTTGTTTACTGATGCCATATTGTTTGTTTGTTTCGTTGTTTCATAAAAAAAGGCGTGGATTAAATTATTTTCCTGTATGAATGTAAAGAACGATTTACCCACGCCTTAAAAATCTAAACCTATGATGAACAAATATACTAATTATTTTTTTATTATGTGAAATATTTTATTATTTTTTTTCACTGATTACTTAATATTTTAGCATATTTTTTGAAATTCTCTGGACTCATTTCCACGATGTAGTTCTCGTTTTTCGTTTTTATAAGCCTGTTGTATTCACCAAGGATTCCACTTATTGCAAGTTTATCGTCTTCGTTAATTCCTTGCTCTGAATTTAGTTTTAAAATTAAAATATCTATTGTTTCCATTAATTTGTTTTTAAAAAGGTAAAATTACTATATTTTTCTTTTCGTATTCTTTTCTTATTTCAGGAACATCATTTTGTAGTTTTTCCATTATAGCATTTCTGACGAAACGATTAACTTTTATATGATATTTTTCTTTCAGAACAGATAAAAAATATATCTCCTTTTCTGAAAGTTTAAATGATTTATTTATAAGTTTTTGCATATTAAAAGTATTACTTTTTGTAAGGTTATACAATAGTTAGCGGGAATTATAAAATGAACCTCACCGTACTAACATCAACAGGGTCTCCCCACCCATTCATTGCAGCAGTCACTTTCAGTTTACCATCTTCAATTATCATTTGTGCTTTTAGATGTCCACCAAAATCAACCTCAAAATAACTACCGCTAACATCAGCTATATTTAATTGCTGGTTTTCTGCGATATTCAAGTTTTGTTCGTTGTTCATAATTAATCGTAATTTGATAGTTTAGTATTTTAAAATCAGCAACTAAACATAGCTGTAACCGTTAGGCACAATTTGTAATAAAATACTCGACAAACCACGCTAAACTTTTATATCTTAATGCCTCTGGATTTTGATGTAATAAACCAAGCAATATTATTTCATCGCACCTAACACCAGTTTCATCATCAATATCTGTTGGCATTACATGAAATAACTGTTGTGGTATTATTTCTCGAATAAATTCTTCAAATTGTTCTTTTGTAAATTCTTTCATAATTAAAATATCTATTGCTTCCATTAATTTTTTTTTATATTATTAATACCATATTTAACCGCATACTCCATGAATTCTTTGTCGGGTTTCCTACCTAACATCAAAGCCTTGACACTATTTAACGAATGCAAGATTGTTGTTCGGTCGTAGATACATAACGTACTCAATTTAGTTGGAGTAATTTTATACTCAAAAACTAATTTATAGAAAAATATGTTACGCAACCAAACATAATCTCTCAACCTTGTTCTGTTGTTAATAAAGTCGGTGATTCCAAAGATATTAATTATCTTTTGTTTCTCATTTTCAAATATCTGTTCCGATGTTAAGTTTATCGGAGTAATTCCAACGTACATATATGGGTGTATTGTTGCTGTTGTTATGTTCATGTGTTTTATTTTTTATATTCATTTACCAATTCTTTTTTCAATGCTTCTAACTTATCCCAATGTACTGTTTTTCCGTATAACTCCATAACTTTTTTAGCATAATTCTCTCTTTTTTCTTTTGTCCCTGCATGAATTAAATCATGTTCTTCCCTCGTTATCAGAATAACATTTCTGTCATACAACCTAAACTCCGGATAGTCTTTTTTATTCAATACGTGGTGGCAGTTATTATGGTCAATTACATTATCTATTTCAATGATATATAAACCCGATAAGAAAGAATAATTACGTCTTGTTCCGATTATACTCGTAAATAAAGCACCCTCGCCTGTGGGCTTATAATTTCGTTTTAATAGAGTTTTTTTAATTGGTTTATCTTTTTTATCTGTTCTCATATATTGATGATTTCGGCAATACATTCCGCCGAAGACGTTATTATCACAAGTATCAAATTTACATATTTTCATTTATTGCTATAATTATAGGTACGGTTATACATTAGTTAGTGGCAAGGCTAAACGACCTCCGAAATAGCATCTATACCATTTTCAATTTCTAACTTACCGTTTTCAATAGCTTCAATGCCTCTGTCAAAACTATCCAACAACGATTCTAAATCATCATACAATTCACGCAATACATCTCTTTCTTTTGCTATTTTTTCTTTTGCCTTTTCAATTTTAGACAATACTGCTTTTAATTCTTTTGTGTTCATTTCTTTTTGATTTGTGAAAAGCCCAGCCACTAACAGCGTGTATAAAAAATGGCGAGGGTTCTCGGTTAATTTAAAGTTTTGTAATTCTATAAAAGTTTTGTGCTTGCTGAAAGTTTTGGAGTTTCAAAATCCGCCACTTCTTATACACGCAAAACGTTACCAATCAGTTTGCTAACCATCATATTCACCGCATTTACTGCATCTGCAACTTTGTCTATCTGGGTCTCCAGTTCTGTGCCAATCATGTTCGCAAACCGAATTGCTAACAGCAGGTATATTAGAATTTTTTACTTGCTGTTGTGGTTTATCAAACTTTCGTATTTTTTTAATACTTCCATTTTCATTGTAATCAATGAATGTTACTGTTTTTTCTTGATATGTTACTTTCGTTTTCATTAGTATTAATTTTTTCTTTTATTGTTATAATTATAAAAGTACGGTTATACATTAGTTATAAGAAATAAAAAATACTACGACAGATACTGCAAAGTTTTAGCAATATCATATTCGGGATACATTCTTTTAATCTTACTTTTTGCTTCTTTTAAATTTTTAGCATACACTATACAGTCATACGGACTAAAATACATCTTGTAATGAAACTTTTTCATATCGCATTTTTTACATCTTATAACAGCACATTTGCGTTATGTACCAATAAACGGTGTGCTTTGAAATAAACATTCTTGCGTGGCACACAAACGCAAATCTGCAAAACGTTCATATACTATTTTAATTTATGTTTCTGTTTTCATTTGTCTTTCTTCCATATCTTGTCGAATATAGGGTCTAAACTATCGAGGTATACCTTATCCCAAAAAAGTAATGTCAAAATCATTAACATACATAATATGGGAAAGAGAATAATTGTCCCAATTAGTTTTATTATTAGATTTAGTAGTGGTTTCATATAGTTATGTTTTATTTAAGAAGCCTATCCGAGATTACTTCTCGATATTCTTCAATTAATTTTAATTTGGTTAATTTTCTTTCGTAAGTAAAGAAAAGTAACCATGATGCCTCACTTATAAATGAGAATATTCCCCAATTTGTTTTACGTTTTTTTCTTCGATAAGCCTTATTCATTTCATCTCTTGAATATTTAATGGACTCATCTATTTCTACAAGTTTATTTCGTAGCTGGTCTTTTTCTGTTAAAATTTTCATTCTATAATGTATTAAGGTGTTGTAATATTCATTTGTTATAGGTAATTTAAAAACTGGTCATGTGCCAGATTTTACACTCTCTATCTAATTTACTCTGTTGCTCTTTAATTTTACTTTCATTATCCCAATAGTGTTCCCAAAATTCATCGTCATTTTGAAATTCGCCAATATAAACATCTTTTGTTTCAGCAAAATTAAACATATAGTATCGTTTCATAATTCAGTTTTTAAACATACCTATGTTGTTCTAATAAAAGTACGGTTATACATTAGTTAGCACAAGGCTCGAAAAGACTGCACGCTGGATTTTTGCATTTAATCTTTAAGAGTTTATTGCTGGTTAAATTACTTTTCCTGATTCCGCAATAGTGAAATACTTTGCTATTGCATTGCCATGACTGATTATGTTTGCACTTACGACAAGTAAGCCCA